TTCTTTATACTATAATAGGAGAAAAAAATATATTGAATAAGATATATAAAAGCATATCCGCATTTTTTATTATATATGTTTAAAGATAAAACATCTAAAAAGAGATTTCAAAATGTTGATATAACACGAGATTTATCAACATTGGATGCAATGCATAATAAGATTATTAATAATTATAGTAAAAAAATAATAGATGATAAAAATTATATAGATAAGATAAATAAATTAGAGATAAATTATAAAAATATTAATGATGAAATTATAAAATATAATTTAGATAATTTGAAAAATGATAATATATATTCAAATTTATGGAACAGTAATATTATAATAAAAGAAGAATTAAGATTATTACAAAATGAAATTAATAATATAAATTATTTTGATGAAATTGAATATTATGAAAATACAAGTTCAATTTTATTTAATTATTATGAAATGTTAGAAAAACAATCATTAACAACAAATTCTTCTTCTAATAATAATAAATATAAAAATAAATCAATATTAGAATCATTTAATATAACATTACCAAAAGAAGAAATTAAAATAGAAGAAGATGATAAAATAATTGAAAAAAGCGATTTAGTTGATCAATATTTATCAATAACTAATAAATATTATATTAAAAGAATTGATAATAATTGTGATAATGCCGAAATATGTCATAGATGTAATATCCCATTAATATGTTTACAACAGGATGCAATAATGATTTGTAATAATTGTGGATATCAGGAATTATTATTAGTTGAACAAAATAGACCAATATTAAAACAAAATACTAAAGATACATCTCATTTTAGTTATAAAAGGATTAATCATTTTAGGGAATGGTGTAATCAAGTTCAAGGGAAAGAAAGTACAGATATACCAAATGATATATTTGAAAAGATATTAAATGAAATTAAAAAAGAAAAAATAATAGATACAAAAAGAATAACATATTCAAAGATGAGAGAAATATTAAAGCGACTAAGAATAAATAAATATTATGAACATATTAATTATATAATTAATAGAATTAATGGAATACCAACTCCACAATTTTCAACAGAATTAGAGGATAAATTATGTTCAATGTTTAAAGATATCCAAGGACCATTTTTAAAACATTGTCCAAAAGATCGCAAAAATTTCTTATCATATAGTTATGTTTTATATAAATTTTTTCAAATATTAGGTTTAAATGAATATTTGAAATTTTTTCCACTTTTAAAAAGTAGGGAAAAATTATATGTTCAAGACCAAATATGGAAAAAAATATGTGAAGATTTAAATTATAAAATTATTCCATCACTTTAAGGTCCAAAACCAATAAGACGGAAACCAGCACCAAGACCAACACCTTGACGAGCACCAGCTGCAATTGATGGAGATAGTAAATCAAATAGAGAGAATAAACAAGCAGCAGTTAAGGCAATCATCCAAACTTCGCTCATTTGAAGTTTTTGTTCAGGTAAAACATAAGCGGCAATAGCTACAACAATTGCTTCTATAGCATATTTTAATATACGTATTAAAGCTTCCCAAATATCAAAACTATATGTTGGTTGTTGATTCATATTATACTATTATAATAATATATATTTTTTATTTCAAAATTAATTATAATTTTATAATAACATTATCAATATTATAAATTTAAATCTTTAAAAAAAGAAAATGATATAAGAATTTTTATTTATATTATATATATATAAATGGGAGAAAACTTAGTATCAACAAAAGAAAGAGATTATTTGGATGAAGATAAACCAATTCGAGGACAAAATTATTGTCTTGTTTCATTTTTAAGTCCAGAAAATATTCTTAAAGAAAAAGAAGTTTATTATTTTTCTCGATTTATTGATAAATTTGGAAAAGATATGAAAACACTTTTAGACGGTATTGAAAATAAATATCCGGATTCTGCTGAATTGATTAAAACTATTCGCTCAAATCATGATTATATTTTTAATGCTAATGATCTTGATTCACAATATAAATTTTTCAAGGATAGTTATTCGCACGAAATTGAAACAGATTTTCATAAGGAAAATGATTTTAAAACTTCTATGAGAGGTATTAAAATTCGTGGTGTTTTTGATACAATAGAAGAAGCAAAATCTCGCAGTGAATTTATTAAACGTCAAGATAATAAATTTGATATTTATATTTGTCAAGTTGGTTGCTGGTGTCCATGGTCACCAAATCCAAATGATTTAAGTGACCAAGAATATTCTGAAACTCAACTAAATACACTAATGAAACAATATAAACAAAATATGGATTCAAAAGATGAACTTTTTGAACAAAGAAAAGTAGATTTAATGGCTAAATCTAAAGTTTCAAATATTGCCGATGATCTAGCTGAACAACAAGATCCATGGATTGCTGCAAAAGAAGGTCGTGAGGAAGTTAAAGAAGAAGTTAAAGAAGAAGTTAAAGAAGAAGTTAAAGAAGAAGTTAAAGAAGAAGTTAAAGAAGAAGTTAAAGAAGAAGTTAAAGAAGAAGTTAAAGAAGAAGTTAAAAGAACACTCAGTGATTAAAAGATTTATATTATTTTTTTGTATTCATTAAATAAAAATGAAATCAATAGCTATTTTAATGTTATTTATTGGTAGTATTTTGATAATAAAAAGTTATTATGAATTTAAATATTCAAATATTGACAAACCTAAAGAAATAATTAAATATATACCTATTAGTCAATATGAGGAAACATTAACTGATAGTGAAAAATTAGCAGAATTTTATAAAAGTATGTTTGAATTAACACAACCAAATATATATGATGCAAAAAAAATATAATTAATAATTAATATGGCAAAATTATCAATAATAGATATTGGACATATATTAATAGATAATGTTATTAATATTAAAAATGATAATAATAAAATTAAATTATTATCAGTATTAACAATTCATAATAAAGATATTTTAGATAAAAAAGAAGATATAATTAAAAAAAATAATATGTATATAACTAAATATGATATGCCTCGAAAAAATAATAATAATAATTATGATAAATTTTTAAGAACAAAAGGATTATTATTTAATAAATGGAAACAATCAAAGAAAATTAAAGATTTATATGAATTAATATCATTACAACAACCAGAATATATTGAAGTCCCTGATATTTATACAATTTATGTAACTAAATAAACATCACTTGTTAGATTAATAAAAAATAATCCAATATTATTTATAAAAGTAATTACAAATGTAAACATACCTAATATTTTTAATAAAATATTCCATAATTCAATTGTAATATAATAAGGAAATGATGAAGCTATTATTATAATATTTATTAAATAAACAAATAAATTAAATATAGGAAGTATATAATAAACAAAAAATTTATTATATGATATTTTAAATATACTACAATATAATGTAATAATAATATATGCTAAAAAAAATATCGATAAATAAAAGCTAAGTTTATTAAATAACAATTTAAAAATATTCATTTAATATTATTATTTATATTAAATAGAATATAAAAATTAAATGAAAGAACAAGTTTTTAAATTTAATTTTTTTGCGTTTATTATTGCATTTGCTATTGGTATGTTTTATGTATATATTGCATCTCCAAAACCTAAGATAATTATTAAATATCCAACACCTTATAATGCAAATAAAATCGTTTATAGAAATGATAATGATATATGTTATAAATATAAAGTAGAAGAAATTAAATGTTCAGATAATGCAATTGATCAACCTATAATATAAAAAAATAAACTTTAATTAGAATGATAAACACGCGTAATTTAATTGATCGATTATTTTATACTAATATTGGACAAATTATGATTAGTGCTTTATTTGGTATATCATTAGCATTAATTTTTAATAGAGTATGTAAAGAAAATTGCACAATTTATTTTGCACCTAAACACGATGAAATTAATAATAAAATTTTTAAATTAGAAGAAACGTGTTATAAATATTCAACTGTAAATGTTCCTTGTAATAATAAAGCTTTAGAACAATATAACGGTTATCTAAATGCATCAAATCAAATAAATGAAAAAGGATTAATTGATAAATTATTTGCGTAATTTTTAATATTATATATTTAAATCATATTAATATAATAATGCAGAATCAATCACAAAATAATATGATAACTTCTATTGATAAGATACCATTAAAAACATCAGGTGCCAATATTACAGATGATATGGCAGATGATCCAATTGTAAAAGATGTTCTAAATGAATTTGAAAAAGAGTTATCTTTAAATGAACAAACTAATAAAAATAATTATCATATTAATAATAATATTCAACAATTACCACAACAGCAACAATTTCAGCAACAACTATTTCAACATCAACCTCAACCTCAACATCAACCTCAACAAATACCACAAAAACAATCTCAAATTAATTATATTGATAATATTTTAATAAATAAAACATTTATAATATGTGTAGTAATAGCTATAATAATTAATCCATATATTTATAATACAGTTATAAGTAAAATACCAGATAATATATCAATAATATTAGAAAATTATAATTATATAATAAAAATAATATTAACATTTATAATATTATATGTTTTAATGTTTTATAAATTATTATAATTATTATAATTATTATCAAAAGCAGCATAATGTTTATTATCCGAATTTAGTCCTTGTATACCATAATAATTATCATCTGTTTTTATTTCTGTTTTATAATTATCATCATTATAAATATTTGTTTGTGCAGCTTTTAATAATTCATTTGATATATAAGGGATTAAAGAACTATTTTCATTTTTAATTTCTTTTATATAATGATCTGGTATTTCAGGTTGGTTTGAATAAGATTTTGGTTTAATATCACCTTTAAAGAAATTAAAGAAAGATGTTAAAGCATCATTTGATTTATTTTCATTTTCATTTAAAGACATAAATGAAGAGTCTGATGTAAAAGGTGATACTATTGAAGATAATGGAGAATTTTCATTTAAAAAGTTTTGTTTAGTATTTGGAAATATTTTTTTTTGATAAAATTTAAAATAAATAATTAAAAATATTAATCCTATTAAAAAACCTATTATTTCATCTACAAGTAATATTATTAATAATATTAAAATAGCTATAAATAATTGATTTGTTTTTGTGTTTATTATAATAGGTAAATCAAAATCCATAATTATTACAAATAATAATAATAATATTAATAGCGCTCTTATAAAATTTAATATCATCTACTATAAATTATATATAAAAATTAAATATATATTAATTAAATGTTGCAAATAATGACATCTTTAAATAATAGAGGTTATGGAATAACAAAGACATCAGAAAATAAAGATTTAATTAATAAAATTAAAAGTGAATTATTAATAAGTCCAAAAATATTTTCAAATTCTTTTACATCTAATGTTAATAAAGAATATCCTATTTATTTAGAAAGTGATAATAAATTATATATTCCAAAATGTTATGGTATTGAAAAATTTGGTTATCCGATTGATGATAAATTAGGTTTAGGCATTGATTGTCCTTTATTAGATTTTAAAGGTAAATTAAGAGATATTCAACAAGCTCCAATTGATGCGTTTATTGATAATGTTATTAATAAAAAAAAATTAGGTGGTATTATTAGTGTTCCATGTGGTTTTGGTAAAACAATTATGGCTATTTATGTTGCGTGTTATTTTAAAAAGAAAACTTTATTTATTTCTCATAAAGATTTTTTAAATGAACAATTCATTAATAGTATTAAAATGTTTGTACCAAATGCAAGAATTGGCAAAATTAAACAAAGTAAAATTGATGTTGAAAATAAAGATATTGTTATTGCAACTTTACAATCATTAGCAATTAGAGAATATGACCCTAAAATTTTTAATGATTTTGGATTAGTTATTATTGATGAATGTCATCATATTGCATCTGAAGTATTTTCAAGAGCATTTAGAAAAATGAATATTCGAATTACATTAGGTTTATCGGCTACTTTAAATAGAAAAGATGGATTAAGAAAAGTATTTGAATGGTATTTGGGCAAATCAGTTTATAAAATTAAGACAGATATTAATGATTGTGATATGATTGTTAATTTACATAAATATTTTGTTCATGATATTGAATATAGTTATGTTAAAACGATGTATAATGGAACACCTAATATTGTTGCAATGATTAATAATATTTGTAATTATAAACCACGAACTATTTTTATTATTAATTTATTAAAAGATATTTTAAAAAAAGAACCTGAACGTAAGATTTTAATTTTATCTGAACGAAAAAATCAACTTAAAGATATTGAAGAATTAATTGCAACTGATAATATTGCATCTTATGGTTATTATATTGGTGGTATGAAAATGGCAGATTTAGATATTTCAGCAACTAAACAAATAATTTTAGCAACTTATCAAATGAGTAGTGAAGGTTTAAATATACCAACATTAAACACTGTAATTTTAGCTAGTCCAATTAGTGATATTCAACAATCAGTTGGGCGAATTTTGAGAGAAAAAAAAACAGAAAGAAAATATAAACCTTTATGTATTGATATTTTTGATGATTTTTCTTTATTTAAATATAAAGGTTATAAACGAATTAAATATTATAAAAATAATGGTTATTTAATTAAAACTTTTATTGATAATGAATTAGTTATTGATAATAATGATAATAATGATGAAAATGATGAAAATGATGATAAAAAAAAGAAATGTGTATTTATTAATGACGATGATTAAAAATCCAAAAATATTTATTTTTGGATTATATATAATTATTTTTACCTGACTAAAATGGCGATTTTTTAATCTTCATTTTTGCCATGAATTCATTTGCAATCAAATCATATTCATTATCAACTTCAGTATCTTCCATTATATAATCATCTGGATCTTGGTCATAAATTGATGGATATGGAGAAATCATCATAATTTCTTCATCTTCATAAACTTGAGATCCGATAATGTACATAATTTGAAATGTATGAAATTAAATTATAAAAATTATTATCATTTTTATTTAACATTACTTTTATTTTTATTCATTTATATTTATTCACTTATTGTTTCAATATTAATTATATTATTTTTAATATCTAAATATTGATATGTAGATTTCCCAAATGCTCTTGAAATACCTGTATCACAATACCAAATTTGATTATCTTTTAATTGAATTTTGTCATATGATGTATGACCTAAAAACATATAAATAACTCCTAACTCTTTAAATAATAATGAAGTTGAATTTTTATCATTTTCTTTTCTATTCCATAATAATCCATTTGGTCCGATCATTATTGAATCAATAAATTCTTTATCTTCAATATTTATTTTTTCATTTTCTAAATAATTTTTCCATATTTGATTAATATAAAATATATCTTTATTATGTTTCTTTAAAATATTTAAATGTTCAATATCTAATTTTGCATGACAAAATATTAAATCTCCAATTTTAAAAATAAGAGGTCTTTTTGCTAATATTAATGCTAATGAACCTTTTGGTTTAAATAACTTTTGTCTAATATCACTATTACTATTTTCAGAAACATATGAAAAATCACCAATAACATTCATTAATTCATGATTACCTATTAAAGAAATACAATAACCTCCTTTAGCTCTTGCAATTAAATTTAAATAATCAGTGAAATAAATCATTTCATAATCTTTTAAAACTTCCCATTCTTCTGTTGCAATTCTATTTAAACTATCTATTTGATCTCCTAATTGAACTATAATAGTTTCTGGTGGTTCAGCAATCCATTCTAAATTATTATTAATTATTTTTGCATTAACCAAAATATTTTTAAATCTTCTTATATCACCATGAATATCACCAATAATAATTAAACGTTTATGTGAGGGCAATTCATTAATATATTCATTATACATTGATTAATATATTTAGAATAATATTTTATTTCTATATACAAGCTCGCATAAAAATAAATAAAAAATGATTAATATTATTAATTAAAACTATTTTATATTATATAATGTCTGATATAGAAATTAAAAATATTGATGGTATTGAATTTTTAAAAACTATTGTAGATAATTCAATAGATTTAATATTAACAGATCCACCTTATATTATTTCAAAAGAAACTGGTATGAATACACATTATAATAAAGTTAAATTAAATGAAGAAAATAAAATAGAATTTATAAAAACGGAAGATGAATGGATTAAATATAAAATAGATAATTCAATTGAAAATGATGATAATAAAGATAATTATATGAAATATGGAACAATATATGGCAAAAAATATTGTGTTAAAACTGATTATGGTATATGGGATAGCGAATTTACAATGGAAATATTAGAAAAATTTATATCAGAATATTATAAAAAACTTAAAAAAGGAGGAACTATTATTATTTTCTTTGATTTATGGAAAATATCATATTTAAAAGAATTAATGGAAAAATATAATTTTAAACAAATAAGATTTATTGAATGGATTAAAACAAATCCCCAACCATTAAATTCAAATATCAATTATTTAACAAATTGTCGTGAAATTGCTTTATTAGGTATTAAAGGTACAAAACCAACTTTTAATAGTAAATATGATAATGGAATATATATGTATCCTCTTCAAGGTGGTAAAAATAGATTTCATCCGACGCAAAAAAGTTTAATTTTATTTGAAGAATTAATTAAAAAACATTCAAATGAAAATGATATTATTTTAGATACATTTTTAGGAGGAGGGACAACTGCAATTGCTTGTAAAAATACTAAAAGAAAATTTAAGGGTTGTGAAATATCAACTGAATATTTTGATAAAGTTATGTCATTACTTTAATTTTATTTATTTTTATTTTATATTTAATTTCATTTATAATTGGAATAATATAATTTGAATAATAATAAATTTTTTTATCAAATTCTACTGGATCAAACCAATATGTATCTTTTTTACAATTTTTATCAGTAATATCAAATACTTTTTTTTCCCAGGGAAATTCAAATAAATAAACTTTATATCTTTGAATATTTTTTGCTGAATATAAACACCCTGTTTGTTTTTCTATTTTGCAAATTTGTCTTTTTTGCAAATTACAATGATTACATAATGGCTGAAAATCATTTATTGTTTGTTTTTCAATTGTTAAATTATCATCATTATATAAATCATTTTTATGATCACAAATAGTAGCCATTGTTCCACATATAACACAAGATAAACTTGTTATTTCTTTCTTAATATTATCTCTTATATTTCTATTTTGAATATTTACCCTTTTTGAATGAACATATATTCCAATTATGCCATTACCTTTATTTTTTTCTTTAAAATCATTTAATAAATAATCAGGTATTATATCATCGTCATTTTCACTATATAAAGCAGGTATTTTTTTAGAATAAATAACAGAATAATTAAATTTTTTATTAGCCCATCTATCACCAACACCATTTCCACCCCAATATAATTCTTTATATTTTTCTTTAATTTCTGATGTTGCTAATATTTTTGTGAAATTTTCTGTCGCTTTTATCACTAATTTGTCCATTAAATTTATCACTAATATTCAAATCATTTTTTTATATAAAAAATAATTATTAATATAAATATAAATATAAATATAAATATAAATGTTATTTTCAAAATATATTAAAATTTTATTAATTATTCCATTATTATCTTCAGCTTTTAATTTAAAGTCGGCTTTTATATTACCTCAAATTGTTAGAGAATGGCATCCAATTGCCATTGAAAAAAATATTGATAAATCTAAACCTTATGTATATAATATTGGTAAATTACCAATGGTTTTATGGTATGATAATAATAATAATCCATTATCAACTATTAATATTTGTAAGCATTTAGGGGCAAAATTAGACAATGGTATTATCAATGATGGATGTTTACATTGTTCAAATCATTTAACATCTTATAATAGTTCAGATGCAGTCGGAAATATTATTCAAAAAAATGGATTACTATGGTGGAGTTTTAAAAGTTATACAAGAAATCCACCAAAACTATTTAAAGATACGGATAAATTACATCAAACATTTATAGATATTAATGTTAATTTGATTAATGTTATTTTAGAATTTATTTATAGTAATAATAAAACAAAAATTAAACATAGAAATAATAAATTCTTTTTCAATGAAGACTTATTTAATGCTAAACATAAATTTTATTATAAATATCCATATTGTCTTAAAGGGTCAATAAATGATAAAATTAATTATTGTATCAATTTTTTACCATTAGAGGAAAATAAAACAAGATTATATATTAATATTGTTGATAATAATGATAATAATTATGATGCAAAAATTTTTATTAATTATATTTTAATAAATAAATTAAATAATCTAAAAAATTATGATAATAATAATTATCTTAAATATTTAATTATGCTAAAAGATGATAATTCATATATGAAAAAAATTTATTTATTATTTGATAAATATTCTTTTCCAAATGATTTTACAATTTCTAGTTTTTATAAATATAGACAATTTTATTAATTATTATATATTATGAGTGGCAATATAATAAGAAATATATGAATATAAAATGATATTATAAATAATATTAACAATTAAATTATTTATTTTTCTAGTTTTTTCTTCATTATCATCGTTATTATCATATTTATTATTTTTTTTCAGATTCATTAAATTGTAAATCATTAATTGTTTTTTTTGTAATTTTAAGTTTTTATATTTAGTATCATAACTAATATTTGAGGGTTTAAATCTCATTGGTAAATATGCAGGTTGAATTATAAATGAACTACAACAAACAATAAATAAATTAAATAAATATAATAATCGCATTTTGTTTGTATAATAATTGCTAATAATTATTAAATCATTTTTTAAAAATTCTTTTTGTATTATTTTTTATGAATTAATATAAAAAATGATAGGATAATAATAATATTTGTATCGTGCTACAATGACACCGTCTATTAGTTGCTACTATATGCATTACAATCGCCAGCCGTATAATTTTACCTTCATCAAATTTGAAAAGTTTGTTAAAGTTATCTTGAATACGCGGGCAGTTGTTATGACTTTCAAACAATTAGTGGAAAACGCCAGGCTTTTCAAAATCTACCAGCTCTCCTTGCTATTGACGAATGATACTACGCAAATATTTACATCTGTTGATGAATTCTCAGGTGATGTTATTTACGGTGTTATGACTGTATGGTATTGGAAGTATATCCGACTTTCAGGATTTGAAGAATTCACAGCATTGGAAAAATCTCGATACAAAAACCCCCTTAAATCATGCGAACCAAAGCGTGAGAGCAGCAGAAAGAAATATAACAAATTTCTGAAGCTGTTCAATAGCGAGGATGTTGTAAACAAGATGAAAGACCCCGATGTTGTAGTTCGTGAATTCTTTCAGAAAGAGAGCGGGGACATTTATGACTATTTCAGGCGATACATCGAGCATGAGAAGAAGATTATGATGTTGTCGGTCATCCTGCACAACTATGGACGTGATATTTATAAGTGCGTCAAGCAGTTTGTCTGAGATTGGGTGGGAGGAGGGAGGAATATATGGCAAAATTAATTTTTTGTCATTTTGATTTAAGGACATTCATAAATAATCTTTAAATATCTTTTTTTTGTTTATTTTAAAAATTGATTATTCAGAAATAAATATTTATTTTAATTTCAATTGTAAATAATACTTGAAAAATATTATTTTTTAAATTAATTTTTGGGGAGAGGGGGTCTACTCTGAGTAAAAATTACTCATTAAAATATATAAAAAATGATTATTTAAGAAATAATTATATACCATTTTAATATATGCAAAATAACATTTTTTCTTGCGAGTATTGTGATTTTTCAACAAAACGAAAATACAATTTACAACGACATTAAATTGCTTTGCATATTTCAGATATCTCAAAAATCCATAAAGAAGAAAAAGCTATCCAAAATGAAGGAATAACTATCCAAAATGAAGAGAAAACTATCCAAAATGAAGGAATAACTATCCATAAAGAAGAAAAAGCTATCCAACCTATGAATGAGTGTTTAAATTGCACTAAATGTAATAAAATATATAAAACAAAAAAATATTTAATAAATCATGAGAAAAATTGTATAGGTATTAATTCATTAACTTGTCCTAAATGTATGAAATCATTTAGTTCTCATGGAAATAAATGTAAACATATTAAAAAAAATAATTGTAAAGCTAAAAGTATAATTCATTTATCAAATAATAATATAACTCCAAATATAAATTTTAATGGAAATAATAATATTAATGGAAATAATAATAATATTATTAATAATAATTATATAAATAATTTTGGATCAGAAAGAACTGATTATATTACATACGAAGATATGTATAATATTTTAAGATTAGGTGGCAATAATGTTATACCACGATATATAGAAATGAAGCATTTTAATAAGGACTTTCCAGAAAATCATAATATTAAATATGAAAAGAATAATAATTGTTTAATAAAAAAAAATGGCGAATGGAGAATAACAAATATTGAAAATTTATCAAATAATTTAATAAATAAAAATTCAAGTGAAATTAGAAATTATTATAATAATAATAAAACTAAAATAAATAATTCTATTTCAGATATTGATTTAATTGAATTTATATTTAAAAAATTTAATTATCTCGATTTATGTTTAGATAAGAAATTGTATACAAATATTAAAGATGAAATAAAAGAAATTATACGTTCAACAACTATTTAAAGGTTTCTTATTAATCTCCTTAAATCAAAATCCTGCAAGTTTTTTACCTAATTCATTTAAAATTGGACTTTCGATTTGTGTTATTTCTGGAATAACACCGCCATATGTGCGAGGTTGTTTTGGAAATAATTTTATTTTACATGGATAATGATTTGTTGTGCGAATTTCAATTAATGCTTTTTGTTTCTTTTTCAAGTTTACTTGATTACATAAAGAGCGAGGCATATAACATAAATATATAACTGCTCTAATATTTGGAATTAGTCGTTTTTTATCTGCTTCAATTCCACAATGTATAGTTCTACTATCCCAAAATACGAGAGAACCTTTTGGACATTTAATATTTTTTATACTGCAACTTTTATCATAATAAAATGTTTCTTCTTCTTTTGTTAATTTATACCAATCAGATTTATCTGAAATATTATATTTTTCTTTAAAATCTGAATGATATTTATTACTTCCTTCCATAAATGATAATGTTGCATCATAATCATTAATATCTAAACCTGTAATAAAACTTTGAATACATTTAAATCCTTCATTCATAAATGATTGGTCAGTATGATACCATGTATTTCCTTTATTCCAACCTTTTTTTGTTATTTCTGGTGGTAAATTAAAACTTAAAGCATCAAATGAAACTAATAAGTCATTAACATCACATTCCCATAAATATGCAAATATTTCAACAATTTTTATATTTTGTCTTACATCCCAACACGATTGTGCATGTCCTACACCCCAATTTTGTATTAACATTGAGTGTTTTGGATATAATTTATAGAATTCACGCCAAGAATTCATATCATTTCTTTTTATTGGTATTTCCCATTTTTGAGTAATATGTTCAAAGAAATCCCAAATTTTATTAACCATATTAATACATTCATTTTCATCTAATACATGTGGAATTATGGCAACACCATAATTTTCTATAGTTTCTTTTAAAGTTTCTTTTGTGCAAACATACTTTTCAAATTCATAATTATTCATATTTGTTTATTATATATTAATAATTAAATCATTTTTTAATATATATTTTAATTTAAAGAGATTAATAATAATTCCTTAAATTAATCTCCATAATTAGGTATTTTTGCATCTTTATTTAGAAAGATAAAAAAACCAAAAAAATATTTTTTTGATTTATATAAAAACAATCAATCACCTCGAAGGATAAATGCGAATTGAGAGATGGTTCTTAGTTTCGCCAAACATCTCAGAAATTTCACAATACCTGTTATTGAAGATGAAAGAAACAATCTCCTTGTTATGACATCCCCAATTATCAGGATATGTCTGAAAATCGCTAAACAAACCGAAATTATGCCCTGTCCAATGACGTATTTCTTCAATATAATCATCCGGAATCATAATATCGCAGTTAGGATGAACATCGCTGCAATATTCAATTACTTCATTACATTCTATATCATATTTAAAGTATGACATAAAAATAAGAATATACTTAATCATTGTCTCGTAATATAATAGTACAACTACCAAATCATTTTTTTATTTCTATTCTAATGTTTCAATACATTTAAAGAAATCTTATTAATCTCTTTAAATCCTTTTAATAAAATAAAGGAAAAAAATGTTTTTTTATGATTTATTATTTATATTATTATTTCAATTATTATTGATAACAATTGTAATTAGATATAAATTGAATAAAATGAATGAAAATAATATAATAAATACTGTATTATCAAAATTAGATTTTTATCCAAATCATTATAAATTAATTAAGAAAGATAATAAGATATATATAAAATGTCATTATTATACATTAGTTCTTATCAATTAACGGAAATTCTAAATCATTTTCATAAAGATAAATACAATACAATTTAATAAAATTACAAGAATGAATAACAATTTTATTAGTTCTAATAACTAAATCATTAATAATAGGCAAAATTGCTTTATCTTTAAGAACATTATTAATATTATTTTTAACAGTTTTCATATAATCAAACTTTTCAAATTCATCATCTTTCTTTTTCTTCTTTTTAGACATAATATATTATTAAACAATCTTTAAATAGTTTTACGCTTAAATAAAAAATGATATAATTATATAAATATTATTAAATAATATGTGTGATTATACATTAAAATATGCTATTGATAATAAAACATTTATTCCTAATATATTTGGTATATATTTAAATTCAGATGGAACTATTTATAAAATATTATCCAATATAGAAGGTAATAATTTTAAAAAAAATTCATTAGGAACATTTGATTTTATATTAAAACAAAATTGTTATTCAATTATAATAATAGAAGATGATTTTTATTCAAATCATATTAATGTTTTAAAAAGATATGATTATATTAATAAATTAATAACAGATAGTGAATTAAATAATATTATTAAAAATAATAATGATTGTTATATATTTTCAATGGAATTTAATAATGATTTAGGATTTAATTCAAAACTATTATATAATCCAAATTAAGTTTATAAAATATCATTATTAACTTTCTCCAATTTTGCTTTTCTATTCATATAAGCATTATGACGCCATTCTTTTAATTTTTCTGGATTTTCTATTTTCATTCGTTCCATATATGTTTTTGCTTTTTCTTTTACTTTTTCACTATTATTTTCATAATACCTTTTATGTCTTTCCGTATTTGTATATGTTTTTAATTTTTCTTCTAATTCAATATTTTTTTTCTTTAATAATTCATTTTCAATCATTAATTTATTAACAATGTCATTCAT